ACAGTAGCAACAACTAGACCAAGTTCAAAAGTTATGAATTTGGGACTAATGCGATAAATAAATAACTTAAAATAATACGCAAACTCGATGGCAGAAAAATTAAATCTGAACCGATACAAAGCAAGTGGTGTCTATACGGTAGAAATTGACGAAAGCACTAACCTTAGCTTACCTCTTTCAACTGGAAGATTAGTAATCGGCTCTAGCAAAAAAGGACCTATCAATTCAGTAGTATTAGTGAATGACAATCGTTCACTATCCGCTGTATATGGTGAGACTGACACTAAATTGGAAAAAAACGGAAGCTTTTTCCACAGAACTATTGATGTTGCTTTACGTCAAGGCCCAGTTTACGCTTTAAACTTGTTACCGATTGCTGACACAGATGTTGCATACTTTACAACATTTAATACTGAGTCAGCATCTAACAATTCAACGTGGTCGGCAAATCTTTATCAAGATAGCATTTCAAGATTCTATAATACTCAAAAATTGTGGTTCGCTGATGTTGATGCGGTTAACAAATACAAAAATCTTGCGTTAGGTGATACGTTCCCTGCGACTGGAACAATAGACAAGGATGCTAACAAAATCTTAAGTTTAGTAAATCTTTCTAAGAAAGCAGTTACTGCATGGGCAAGAATTGCTGATACTACTGGTTATGATATTAAAGTTAAAGAATACTATCAACTATTAGGAGACCGAGTAGAAGTTCCAGAATTTTTACACCCGGACGATTATGTTGCAGATTACTTTGTTGAGCTTGCAGTAGTTGATGGTGATTGGACTGACTATATTCGTTTGTCGACTGACCCTATTTACAGACAGTACTTTACAGCAAACGGAATCATTCTTTCTAAACTGGACGACTTTTTATCACTAAGAGATGTTGTTGTAGTTAATCGTACAATTGGAGCAATCATTCCTGACTTTAAGGATTTGGCTGGATCAACTGCATCATTAGATACACTGTTTAATAGAAAATTCAGTAGCTCTAACGTATTTTGTGCAATTGACTACAAAAAAGTAGACTTAATTGACTTAACTAGCTCTACGTTTAATAGCGGTAGTTCAACTGAACCTATTGCACAACAGCGTATTGATTTAGTAGGTCACGGATTTGGTGAGCTTAATACAACTGATGGTAGTAAAACACTATACACTGTAGATAATGGAATAAGCGGAACTGATCCAATTGCTCTAATCGACGTGTTAAGTTACAAAAAATCAGCTGGATACGAATACTACTTTGAGTTAGACGGTCTTGCTCACTCAACTACTTTAGCAGCTGGTGAAACATACACAATGAATACAGGTGGAGACCTCTATATTACGGCTACTCAAGGAAGTAAATTATATGAAGCATGGGCAAATGGATTTGTTAAAGCTGGAGATACTTTACACTATTTAGCTGCACCGTCTAGTACTCCTACTACTCTATATTTAGGAACTGACAACTTAGTTAAAACTCAAACTACTGGTCAAATTAAGTATATTGAATTTACAGCATATTCGGATATAACTAGAACTAATCAAGTAGATGCTCAATACATCACAGATGGAGCGCTTGAATTATTACACATTAAATCAACGGTAGTTAACCAATTTAATTATGAGTTTGACTTAACTAGTTCAGCTTTCTTTAATACAGTTGGAGCAAATAACTATCAGTATTTTTCTCCAAATCAATTAGTGTTCACATTGAATACGAATCTTTATGGAAATGTGGCTAAGAAAGAAACTGTTAATTTAGCGTACGACTCAGCACGCAGAGCATTAATTGATGGGTTCTTTGTACCAGGTCAATACATTAAAGCTAAGATCGCAACTGATGCGAATGGTGATAATGTAATTAGAGATCGAGTTTTAAAAATTAAATCAGTTTACGCTCAACTAATATCAGTTCCAGTTGGACCTTCTAGTACTCCTACTAAAACTTTAAAGTACACGATTACGGTAGATAATGCATACGATGCTAATGTTCAAGGAATTGATCTTACTGGTCAAACCGTTAAGGTTTATAAAGGAATTAAAAATTACGTAACTAATTTACGAGGTTTCCACGTTCCAGCAATGGTAGTTGATGAGACTGCTCTTTATCCAAACGGTACAGCTTCTAGACAAGATGAAATTCTTGACTATATGTTTGATTCAACTAATATTGCATCAACTCTAGCGGATAATGAGACTCTTGATTATCGTTATATTATTGATTCGTATGAAGGTCAAATTTCAAATGCATCAAAACAACAACTTGTTCAACTTGCAGCAAATCACGGAAAAGCGTTAGCTATCTGTAATGCTCCATCTTTAGCACAATACGAAAAATCAAGTGACCCAAGCTTTATTGATTTTAATACTAACTTAGTATCAGCTGAATACATTTCAACTGGTGGTAATTTATCTTCTAACCCAGCATTTACTTTTGGATTTGCAACTGGAGATAAAAATGGTATTGCAATCTCTACTTACGCTGCATACTTTATGCCTAACTTGTTAATTTTCGAAGGAGGTAAAAACAAATCTATTCCGCCTGCAGCGTTCGTTGCTAACACGTACATGAAGAAATACTCAAGTGGAAATACTTTCTCTATCGTTGCTGGTAAAAGAGGTATTATTACAGAAGCTGAAGTTACTGGACTTGAATACGATTTAACTGATGACGATCGCGCTTACTTAGAGCCTGTTGGATTTAACTTAATTGTTAGACGTAGAGGTTTTGGAGTAATGATTTTCTCTAATAACACAGGTTATCAAAGAGTAAGATCAGCACTTAATAACGTTCACGTTAGAGAGGCATTAGTAACAATCGAAAGAGACGTTGAGAGAATCTTATTGAACTTCTTATTTGAATTCAATGATCCTACTACACGATTAAGAGTTAAAACTCTAGTTAAAAACTACTTAACTGCAGTTCAAGACGCTAGAGGTATTGCAACTTTCGATATTGTATTTGATGATTCAAATAACGGTCCTGAAGTTCTTGAAAACAATGCAGGTATCATCGATATTATCGTTGACTTCCCAAGAGGTATTCACAAGTTCATCAATCGTATTACAATCACAAGAGCTGGAGGTCAATTGGCTTCTAACTCAACAGGATTTACTCCTTCATTCTAAGGAATACATTAATAAAATAAAAAAGGACTCTAGTAATAGAGTCCTTTTTTTGTTAGGGCCGACTTGGAAGTCGAATTCCACCACTTGGTTTAAGTCCAAGAACTATTAGTCACGACCGGTCATGATCTCTTCCATAACTCTAACTGTATCAGTTGAATCGTTATGTAAGATACCCGTTCCGCCGTGCTCAATCCATTTCTCCAATTTCTTTTTAAAATCGTCGATTAGAATGTCTTTTTCGCTAGTTGCGTACTTCCATTTGTCTTGATCTAGAACAAGCCTAGTATCAGGAGTCATATCCGCTGGGTCAGTTACTGGCTCTTGGTCAATTCCTAAATTTGAATTTACCCAACGAGTCTTACCAATAAGACACTCAGGACTACGGCTTGGTGCAGATAATAAAATTGGGTCATATCTTTGTAAGTAATCCCATAATTCTCTGCCGTCTTTGGTCCATTGTAGGTTAGCCCAGAAGTCTGCTCCTAACTTATCCAGTAATGGCCAAATTGAGTTCTTTCCGTTTTTCTTTTCGTATTCCTTAGGTGAAAGATTTTCAGTGTTTTCTTCAATATCTTGAAAGCCTCTATCAAAATCGACAAGGACTCCATCTAAATCACAGAACACTCGATATTTACCCTCTTTACCTTCGTTTACGAATTGTTTAAATTTCTTAAGCATTTTCTTTAAGTTCAAATTGTGTAGTCTCGTCTTTGTTTATAATGGCGACAAGATCGTTTGCCATAATGATGTGGTAGTTAGTACCGTCCCACTGGACGTCAAGTCCTGAGTATCGTTGATATAAAACTCGATCGCCTTCTTTGATTGGGCAACCTGAATTACTGGAAACCAGATGGCCTACTGCAATTACTACTCCGGTATTGGGTCTTTTTCTAGCATCAACTGATAAAATGATGCCTGTTTCAGTTTTAGACTCTACTGAGTCCGGTAAAACTAATATTCTTTCGAATAGAGGAATAAATCCTCCTTTGATTGGTGTACTCATTAATTCTTGTAATTTTTTTTGAATTGGTAGTAATTGAATTTTCTACGAGTAGTCAAGTCAACGTTTTCTTTAATTGCATCAAGTACGTCTTTTGGAAAAACTGCTGTACTTAATCTGATTAAGGTCTTGTTACGATTAAGGTTGTTCTCGATCGTCAGCCATTCACCAGGTTCCTTTATTTTAAGGACTTCACATGTTACTTCACGTAATAAATCCATGAAACCTAGATCACCTGAATCAATGAAGTAAATAACGTCTTTCCATTGAAGCGATTGCTTTACGTATTCGACAATTTTTGTTACTTTAGAGGCTGTCATCTTGGGATGGACTCTTGGAATATTGTCTGATGCATCACCCGCTAAACACTTAACTAAGATATCTAAAGTTGGATCAACGGTTAAGTGTTGATAGTCCTTTTGAGTTAAGTCGTTGATTATGTTAGTTACAGCTGAATTGTCTATTGAGTCAATATCAAAATTAAAAAGGTCAACTTCAGCGGGTTCAACTTTACCGAAATCTTCAGTTGTGTAGATCTTTTTGTATTTCGTCATTTGCTTAGGCATAATCAAAATAACTTTACGTTTGTCACTTTCAAGTAACTGGGTTAAGTCTTTGTCTACTGACCAAATACAAATATCTTCTTTTAAATTTTCGCAAATGTAAGCAATTAAATCATCACCTTCTGCTCCAGGAACACGGTTTACTACAACTCCATAATCGTCAGATATTGTACTTAGAATTTCATTTTGAAAGTATTCAAAGAACAGATAAATTTTATCATCGTATTTTCTTTGACCTTTATAACTGAAATCCCCTTCTCCGTGTGTTTCAAAATGTTCTTTGATATATTTCTTTCTCCAACTCTTAGAGTCAAATACAAAAAATACTGAACTGATGTTTTCCTTAAATGGAGCAAGAATGCTGCCAAAGTAATTTACAGAAAATTGTCTAAATGTATCTTTGCTTACCTGCTTTAGAATAAACTTATCGTCATTTAATAAGTCATTGACATAATACTTTTCGCCAACTCTCTTATCGTTAGCTAATATATTTTTTGCGATACTTACTGCGACATTCAGAAACGCATTTCCGTCAATGATTAAATTCATAGTTTAAGGTTTTGGAGCGTCAGCTTGTTCCGGCTGAACACTTAGTGTTTTAATTGACTTAGCAATTAACTCAGCTTCATCCAATGTAAATATACCCTTTGACTGACAGTGATTAGCTGCGGAAATCAAAACGATTACTGAATGTTCTGGTGTTAAATTAGCTAAGAAGTTATCGTAATCAGCTTGATTAGTATAACTGATTGAAGAAAGTAGTGTTGCAATCGGAGCAGCATCCGGCTGAACTTGGTCAGCCGGTGCACTCTTGATTTCTTCAACTACAGTCGCGGTTTGTTTTTTAGAACTTGCCATGTTTGTATGTTGTTATTTTTTATAGATCTTTGAATAAATCGTCTAAGTCATCTGCTTTAGCTGGAGCAGCTGGCGCAGATTTTACTGGAGCTGGACTTTCCGTTATTGAACCAAAATCATCGTCTAATTCAATTGACATATTAGAGCTTGATGTAGCTGGCGCAGCTGGCGTATATTCCAAAGATTCTCCCATTGGTGCTTGAGAACGATTAACTGGAGCAGAGTTAGTAAAGTGTTTCTTCATTCTCTCATCTTTAGTGTTTGCAACTAAGTTATCGATGATTTGTTTGTAAGGAACGATTGCTTTGATAAATTCTGCAACTTTTTCATACTCATGGTCAGTCCACTCTTTTAAGAAGTATTGACTCATGTCCGGTGAGTTCTTTTTAAAGAACTCACTAGTAAATTGCATTACTTTAGGCTCATTAGATACTGCGATCTCTTTTCCTGCATGAGAGATAATCAAAGGACTAACTTCATTCATGAATTTACTTGAACTGAAATCTCTCCATGCTTTCGTTTTACGTTTAATAACTAATACGAAGTCCTTACCAGTAGTAAGAGAGAATGGATTGATTTTTTGAGTTGTTACTAACTCATTTTCTGGATTGATCTCTTGTTGAATCAAGTTATCAATAGTGTATCCGTAAGAATAAACTTTGATTTTGCCTTCCAATTGTGGAAATTGAGGGTCTTTCTTGATGTAAACACAAGAGTAATAATTGTAGTAACGATTGAAGTACTTCTGAATTTCTTCAACAATTGAAGGTTCTTCGTTTTTCAAACGTTTTAATTCCAAGTCCAATGTCCAAAGAATTGATGATGCGCCAGTAGTAGAAGGGCAGTCAACGTACAACTTCTCATTTGTTAGAGGGTTGATAAGTTTTGCTGCGTACTTCTTGTAGCGGCTTTTACTAGGATCCGTTACCCATGGGATAAAACGGATTACTGATTTGTAGATTCCGTTCTGACCTTGGTCTGGACCCGGATTGTACATGTTTTCGTCGACTTTGCGAGCGTTTGCTGATGATTTACCTGAGAAATCATCGAGATTGAGATTGAATAGATCTTCCATGTTCAAAAATGATTTTAATTTATAGAATTATACTAAATAAGTGTGAGAGGTTTCCAAAAAAATAGGGCGAGTTTTAATACCCGCCCTCTAATGTGAACTTTTAATCTAAAATTAAGCTTTTGGAGCTGTCTTAGAAGATTGAACGTGAGTTCTTCCCTCTTGGCAAGTAGCTTTAATTTCTTGAAGAAGACCACGAGTTCTAGTACCCGCAGATTTATTTCCTTTTTCGTAGAATTTAACCGCTTCTGCTTCAAGTTGAGCAACTTGGTCCTTTAATTGTGTTAACCATTCTGGTGTCATAATCAATAAGTATTTTTGTATCTTATATTACGAAACTTCACCCGGTTTTAAATATTATTGATATTTGGTTGAAAATATTGCATCTGGGAATGATTTCTTAGTAAATCGTATCCAGGTTTGCATTACTTCTTCGAATTCTGATTTAGAGATTACGCCGGAAGAAACGAAAGGCCGTAAGTATGAATTGAATTCTGAATCTATTGGGACTCTCTTTTTAACAGCAGCTGCGTGCATCCCTGAGACCATTGCTGGTATTTCATCAGGTAAAAGAAAATACTTGTAATTGTCTTGAGCACCATCTCTAACTTTTTTTGAGGTTTTTACAATGTGACCGACTTTCTTGTTTACTCCTTTTTGTAAAAGGTGCTCCAATTCGTGTCTAAGTGTATCAACTATTTTAAAGTTTAAGTCTTGGTATTTAGAAGGTTCAGCGTCAGGGCTAATGTAAATAACTAGGTCTATCTCTGGAGAGTCTGGATCAGATTCAGCTGGGATATACACGTTTGCATCAACTACAAATCCATTCTCTTCGAAATTAATGGTTTCCCAAGGAAGTCCATTAAAATCAGTAGTTTCAGAAGGATCAAAGTCGACCACTCTAACTATTTTAACAGTTAAGTCAAATTCAATAGGTTCAGAGTAGGTAAAACTCTCAGTTTTAGGTTTGCCTATTGTTGAGCCGGCTGTTTTTTTGATAAATGAAAATACATCGCTCGCATAAGAAGATGATAGCGTGTCGTATTTTGATTCGTATATAAATTGACTAAATCTTTTTATCATTTCTTTAAGAAGATTACATCGAGATCACTAGTAGATGGAATTGACTTATCGTCATAGTTAATATCAATATCTCCACGATCCTTCCCTAGTTTATCAGAAGATAGTGCTGATTTTAATTTATCGTATATGTCTTCAGGTAAAGCCTTTGTTCCAGTAAGAGCGACTGTAATCTGTTCTTTTTTATCTGTGAAGTTGTTATCGGTGATCCATTTATCTAGATCAGCTTGAGCCAATTCATATTCTTTGTATCTCTTAACTCCACCACCGTCTGTGAATTCCGAATGCCATGACTTGTCTTTATCTAAGAATACGATTCGAGTAGAACCTGTACCAGAAGAAGCAACTGGAGCATTTGGATCGGGCGGAAGTGCTGCACTAGCAAAAGGATCAGCCATTGGATCAGGAGATGATGGTGCTGGAGCATCGGCTGGAGCATCTGCTGGTGGAGCAGGTTCAGCTGGAGTTTCGTCAGCGGGTGGTTCAACCGGTTCCGCTGCAGGCTCTGTTTCTGGATCGCCTTCTGCTTCCAATAACAGTTTAAATTTACTAAAGTTAAGTATTTCCATAATAGTCTATTTGTTACTGTTATTTATAAACAAAAATAGGAGCGCTAGGCTCCTATTTAAGTCAGTATAGTTTAAGGATTTATGATCCGCAAGCTTCGCATGCATCTGGGTTATCAAGAGAACATACTATATCTTCCGCACTTGTATTAAGCGCTTCAAATACTGGTGCAATTTGGACAGTTGGAGCAACTTTTCCAGTAGCCATATTTACTCCTAGTCCAGCAATTGCCGAACTCGCAGCTTCAGTTCTAAGATAATACATTCCTGTCTTTAATCCGCTTTTCCAAGAATGGAAGTGAGCTGATGTTAATTTTGCAGTATTTACGTCTCTAAAGAATAAATTCAGAGATTGTGATTGACAAATAAATTTACCACGATCAGCTGACATGTCGATGATGGTCTTTTGAGAAATTTCCCAAACTGTTTTATAAACAGCTCT